TGTTGAGAACTGGGTTTGCTTTGGCGACCCTGTTGTGGTACAACTCGATGTTAGCCGCTTCGACCAATACGTCAGCGTCGCTGCAATGCTATGGAAGTATCGCGCTTATCGTAAATTCTTGGACATGAACGAGGAGGAGTTCAAGCTATTCTCGTGGTTGTGCCGACAGTAATTGTCGACGACCGCGAAGGCTAAAGATAGGGATCACAAACTCCGATTCAAAAGCAAGGGCGGACTGTGCTCAGGTGACATTGATACCTCTGCCACAGCCGTCCTCCTCGTTTGTGCTATGTTCTACACTTTCCTTGAGAAGGCAGGTGTTGACTACCGTTTTGTCGACAACGGAGACGATTGTGTCGTCATCATGGACAGGTCTAGCCTTTACGTGTTTGACGATTTGTCCGGTTTCATGGAGGAACTGGGCTTTCTGTACCGCATTGATGGTGTGGTGGATATACTGGAACAGGTTAAGTTCTGCCAGTGCCACCCCGTCTACGAGGGACACAACAAGCGTTACGTTATGGTACGCGACCCCAATGATGCACTGGCCAAGGACACGGTCATTGTTAAGAGCGGGATTTCATTTGCTGAAGAATGTGGAATCTACAAAGCTATCGCTCAGGGCGGGTTGTCGTTATATGGTGACATGCCATTGTACCACGCGTTTTACTCCAGTCTCTATGAACATTACGGTGGTGCCAAGTGCCCACGCTACTATCCAGGTAGCTATATGATGAGAACGATGTCCGTAGATGTCAAAGTTACCCACACCGAGCCGCACGAGCTAACGCGACTCTCATTCTACCGAGCTTTTGGCGTCAGTCCCGGACGCCAGCTCGAGGTGGAGGCCATGTACAACAGGCCGCTCCAGGGTGAAACTTAGATCTGGTATGGTCATCTGGTACCTGATTGCTTGATTCAAATGTTGTAAAATCCAAAACCCGGCTGGGAGGTCTATCCCAGCAAACAGGTCCGCGTGCAAAGTGGGGTATGACAACCCACACCATCCGCGGTGCAACACGTCTAGTGGTGGTTCACAATCCGTGACACCCACTTTTGTCTTTGACAGGGTTGCGCACCCAAGCGCTTCCGTTGATTGATCAGGTTCCCAAACTGACTTCCCTGTTGCAGGGGATGCTGTCAGGCCACGCGATCACGGAGAAGATTGGAGGGTTCTCTAGCCCTATGACGTTAATGCCAGTCCAGCGCAGCGATGCGCCAGTAGATTACGTCGATCTGCAACTACACCCAACACCCGGTCGAGGGGGTTGTGGCTAAAGAATAATGTACGATACCAACAGAAC